AAACTTTAGCAGAAGAAACTACTGAGGAAACTTTTGGCGAAATCAAGACTGCTGATGGAGAACTTACTCTTACTTATGAGGGTGATGATATCGCAGAAGGTCTTGCTATATTCGTTATTACTGAGGATGGTAACATCCCTGCACCAGATGGAGAACATGCCCTAGAGGGTGATGTAGCTATCTCAACGGAAGGAGGTGTCATTACCTCTATTATCAGTAAAGAAGTAGAAGCAGAAAACGAAGAAGAAATGAGTGAAGAAAACGTAGAAGCTACGGAAGAAGAATCTTTCGAAGAATTGAACGACCTTCACGAAGCTCTAATTAAAGCAATGGCGGGTGAGTTCAAAGAACAAATCGCTGAACTTAAAGAAGAGTTTTCAAACCAAATCAACGCAGTTAAGGAAGAGTTCGGAGCTCAACCAGCTGCAGAAAAAACAATTACTAACAAAAAAACTTCTTACGGAAGAAATAATTCAGTAGATTTGAGCTACAATCCAAGGGATTCTAAAAAAGCTGCTCAGTTTGAAAGATTATTAAAAAGACGTAAGAACAACTAAAAAGGAGAATTATTATGTCAGGATTTAATGTATCTGCACTTGATAACTTCAATAACGAACTTGCTGGTGAATTACTAGTAAAATCGGTTATTGCAGGTTCAACGGCGGAATATGTAACTGTAAAAGAGGGAATCAAATATAAAGAACCTCTAAATCTACAAGAAGTAGATTTGCAAATTCAAGATGGAGTAGGATGTGTTACCACAGAAACTGGTTCAGTATCTTATACTCAAAGAGACATCGAAGTATGTCAAAGAAGTTCACATGATGGACTATGTTTAAGAGATTTAGATACGAAGTATATCGGACTATTAGGACCAAACGGTTCTTACCCTGAAACTTATGCTTTCGTTGAAGATTATACATCTCAGTTAGTAGCTAACTTCCAAAAGAAAAACGATGAGTTTATTTGGACAGCTACAACAGGTGGTGGAGATTGTGCAGACGGTCTTAACACACTATTGGCTTCAGGTTCAGGTGCAACATTTGTATCTGCATCAGCACCAACATCTGATAACTTACTAGACCAAATTGATGAACAATTAGAAAATCTTTCAGTAGACGTACAAGATAGAGATGACTTAACAGTATTTATGTCAATCGCTAACTTTAGAAAGTACATCGTTGGTTTAAGAAAAGCTAACAACTACTTCTATGACCCTAACACAGTAGAGAACAGAGGTTCTTTAATGTCAGCTAAACACCCATTTGCTAACTTAACAATAGTTGGTACAGTAGGTCTAGCAGGTTCTAATAGAATCGTAACAGGTCCAGCAAGACACATCGTAATCGGTACTGATTTAGTATCTGATTTAGATAACTTCCAATTATGGTATGATATCAACGGTGATAAACTTAAGCACAGAATTGTAACAAAATTAGGTGTACAAGTAGCTTATCCAGAGTTTTGGGTGACAAACAATTTATAATAACTGATAACTAATTAAAGAAAGGACAATACTATGGCATGTGATATTACAGCAGGATTTTCTCTAGGATGTAGAGATAATGCAGGTGGAATCAAAACATTGTATATCCTGTCTGGTTCCATACCTGAAACAGGTGTAACAGAAGCTTCAGGAGAAGTTACTGACCTTAACGGTAGTGGAATTTTTTATCAGTTTGACTTGACGAGAGGAACTTCTGATTTCACAGAAACCATTAATGGTTCTACTGAAAACGGAACTGTTTTCTACGAGTCTACTATAAATGCTGTTTTCCTTAAGATGCAATCTGCATTAAGAAACCAAATGAAAGTATTAGCACAGAATCCAGACCTGAAAATCGTTGTTGAAACTAACAACGCAGGAACTGAAGGTGATAAATTCTTTTACGTTGGTAAAACTTATGGAGCTCAACTTAATGGAGGACAGGGTCAGACCGGAACTGCAATTGGAGATGCTAATGGATATACTTTAACATTTACGGCTCAAGAGCCAGAACCAGCGATACCAGTATCAGGTTCTGATTTGAGTGGTATCTTGACAGGTATTACCGTTTCACAATAAGCAATTTAGGAATAAGGGGAGTGTAATAACTCCCCATATTTCTTATTTAAGGAGATATATGATTACTTTACAAGAAAACCAAACAAATACTATAGCTTACCAAAAAGAAACCGATACACCTCTTGTAACGGCTTCATTAGAAGATGGGTATGTTTATAATATTGTTTTAATTCCTACCTTACAAAATGATACTTCAAAAGCAAGTATCACTTATACAACATCATCCCACGATGAATTAGGTTACGGCAGTAACCCTCGTTGGGAAACATTAAGTTTCAATATATCTTCATCATCAGATTATGATGAAAAACAAGTAAAAGGATTACCAGGTACTACATATAATTTAGAGGTGTGGTATGGGCCACAAGTAACTGGTAGTGCACTAGTATGGGGAACAACAACATCAACATGGGCATCCGCAGATTCTATTTGGAGTTTTGATGGTATTAGTAGTGGTGTAACGTATCCCGATGTAACAACAGGTGAATATACATTAAAATACTCTGATAGAGTTTTTATTAGTGGTTCTGTTTCTCCCATTGAGAAGAAATATATATCATCTAATGAGAATGCAAAATATATAGTTTATCAAGGATAAGAGATGAAAAAAGAATTACAAAAACATAAATTAATGATTATTCCCAAATATGGTGATATTCAACCTACTTCTAAAGTATTTGAGAATGATAAGGGAAAAATCGTATATTATGGGGAATCAAATGATTTTCCAGCATATATAACTGAACTATACAACAAATCTTCAATCAGTTCAACTGCAATTAACGCTATAGCAGATGCTATAGTTGGTGGTGGTTTAACAACAGAAGATGAAGATATTTTCAATAGAGCAAACAGAGATGGAGAATCATGGAATGATATTTTTCAGAAAGTTGCCTTAGATAGAGCTATTTTTGGTGGATACGCATTAGAAATAATCTGGTCAAAAGATAGAACAAAGATTACTGATATCTATCACATAGATTTTTCTTTTGTAAGAGCTCACAAAATGAATGAGAGAGGTATTGTACCTGGATATTATGTATCTTCTGAATTTTCTAATAAAGGAAGATTAAGAGTACCTGATGAAGATATAGCTTACTTACCAAGATTTAACAAATTGGATAGAACCTCTCCATCACAAATATACTATTTTAATCCTTACAGACCTGGTATGAAGTACTATCCCCTACCTGATTATCAAGGAGGATTAAACATCATCGCTTTAGATGCGGAAATAGATAATTTCCATATGAATAATATAAAGAATGGTTTAGCACCTTCTTTATCTATTACAACATTTACTAATGCAGATGTAGAAGATAGGGAAACAATAGAAAGACAATTAAGACAAGCTTATGCAGGAAGTGATAATGCAGGTTCTCTTATTTATATGGATGTGGCAAATAAGGATGAAGCACCGGTCATCACTCCCATTCCACAGAATGGAGCTGATGGTTATTATACTACTGTTAATGATATGGTTACTCAAAAGATTTTAACATCACATAGAATCGTATCTCCAATGTTACTAGGTATTAAAACTGAAGGACAACTAGGTGGTAGAGCAGAGATGTTAGAAGCACAGGCTTTATTCTTAAAGAATGTGATAGAACCAAAACAATCAGATATCTTAACTACTTTTGAAGAGATACTTGCAACAAATGGATACACAGAACCAATTGGAGTAGAACAAACAAGAATCTTTGAAGATGGTGAAGAAACAGATGTAGTAACATCAGTAGATGCAGAAATTGGTGAAGATAAACAATTAGAAGATAACATAGAAACAACAGAGGAGATTACAAATGGAGAATACCCTACTAATATCGGAAGCTAAATTAAAAAGATTTACCGATATAAACAATAACTTGGATGTAGATTTGATATCGTCAGTAATCCGAGAAGCACAGATAATTCACATTACTCGTCTCTTGGGTTCTAAACTTTATGATAAACTTATATCTGATGTAGATAGTGATTCACTTGCAGGTGATTATAAAACACTTGTAGATGATTATGTACAAGATTCACTATTATATTGGGCTTACTACGAATCGTTAGAAACGATTTACTTAAGACCAAGAAACGCTGGATTGGTGAAACCAACTGGTGGAGAGAATAACATAGATGCAGATATTGCATTGTATGATAAAAAAAGACAATCAGTAAAAAACAAAGCAGAATACTTTAGTGAGAGATTAGTAGATTATTTATGTTTCAATAGTACTTTATTTCCAGAGTATGGAACTGAAACAAATGATGATATCTTTCCTGATACTGATACTCAATTTCGTTCACCAATCGTTTTTAGAGGTGGTGTAAGAAGTGATATTGAGGCAATGGGTATAAAGGTAACTAACTCAAGATACAAATATTTACCACAATAAAAGGATAATAACAGATGGCAAATTATAATTTAACAAATCAAACAATTAGTAGTTCTTTTGAACAACTAGTACAACACGATAACAGTACTAACATCTTGTATGATGGTACAGGTTCTGCTATTCATAACCTAGAAGTAACTGCTTCGTTAGCAACTACTGCATCTTATGCAGAGAATGTAGTTGACCCAGCATGGGATAATATTACAAATAAACCTAGTGGTATAGTAAGTGGTTCATCACAACTTACTGCATCATATGATACAAGATATCAACTAAGTGGTAGTGAATCAGCTTTACCTTCAGGAGTAGTAAGTGGTTCATCACAGATAATCTTACAATCAACAACAGGTGATTTAAGTGGTAGTAGAATAGATGGTCAAGTATCATCAGCACTATCATCATCTTACGCACTAACGGCTTCTGTACTATTAGGTTCAGTAGAATCAGCTTCATATGCTGATAATTCACTTAGTGCATCACACGCTGAACATTCTGATACTACACAAGAAGTAATCATCAATGTAAAGAATACATCAGGTGGTACTCTTAGTATAGGTACACCATTATATGCAACAGGAGTAACAGGAGATAATATAAATGTATCAGCAGCAGATTATTCATCGGCTAGTACGATGCCTGCAATTGCAGTATTACAACAAGAATTAACTAACAACGCTAGTGGTGAAGCAACTGTAACTGGTAAAATCATTGGTGTTAATACTAGTGGATTTACTGCAGGTAGAAACATATATGTAACCAATGGTGGTTTTACAGATACAAGACCAACAGGTAGTGGAGTACTAGTACAGAACATTGGTGTAGTTGGTAAAGTAAATGCAAGTGAAGGAGAGATAGTAGTACAAGGTAGTGGTAGAAGTAATGACTTACCTAATATACAAGATGGTTATCTATGGGTAGGAAATGGAGATGGTGTAGCAACATCAATTGCAAGTTCATCATTGGCTGGAAGTGTACCAGAAGGTACAGCAACAACAGGCTCTAATATATTTGTAGGTAACCAAATAATTAGTGGTTCAACTACATTAAAAAATACATCAATGACACCTGCTAATGTATTCACAGTTAATGATGGTACTCAAGCTGCACTATCAGTAAATAATTCAGCTTTAGCAGGAATAGTAGGTTCTTCAGTTGATGTACAAGGTAATACTAATATTAATGGTTCTTTAACAGCAACTTCAATAAGTGGTAGTTTACCAATAAATAATTTAATTGATTTTGGTTCACTTGCAACTACTGGTTCTAATACATTTAGAGGTAATCAAGACTTTGATACTGGTAGTATAACATTTGTTAATATGTCAGGTCAAACTGCAATTAATCTTGGTGATGCTAGTATTAGCAATGGTAATCAGATTTTTGCAGATGAAATAACTGCAACTGGTAAATTTGTTGCATTTGCACCAGCTGTTGATGAAGGACAGTTAATGAATTTGACATACCCATTCACAGGTTCAGCAGGAAATACTGGTGATGTTAGATATCAATTCTCTGATTATGGTGGAGGTACACAATTCGACCAAGCAATTACAGGTGTAGATTTCTCTTACTTTAAGGCAGAGAGTGGTGGATTAATATTTGAAACGTTAAATAGTGGTGAGATTAAGTTCTTTGCAGCAAGTAACGAACAACACGAATCACCAGGATATCATTCATTCAAACAGACAGGTACTTCACCAGCAGCAGGATTTAAGATAAACGATGGTGCAGGTGATGTATTCATTGTTAATAACTCAGCATTAAATGCTGTAATAGATACATCTATACAACTATCTGGTTCTGTGTTACATACAGGTGATTCTAAACAAGATGGAGATGCATTGATAAGTGGTTCATTTATCGTAAAAGATGCAGCAGGTGCAGGACCACTAAATATATTTGATGTTAACAATGCAACCAATACTGTAATTGGTGTATCTAATTCAACTCTTGCAGGTATAACAGGTACAGAGGTTGTAATAAACACACAAAATGGTAATACTATATTCGATGGTGGTTCATCATCTAAAGTAGTTTCTCAACTTCCACTAATCGTTAGTTCATCTAATAGTGCTACAAAAATTGTAGATTCACAAGCAACACCAGGTTCTACATTTGTAGTTAATGATGGTAGTAGTAACGTAATACAAGTAGATAACTCAGCACTAAGTGGAATCACAGGTACTAAACTTACTGTAAGTGGTAATAGTATCTTTAGTGGTGACCAAACTGTAACAG